AAATTGTCGGATTCGAAATTCATGGATGGAATCTTATACACAAAACAATTCTTACGATGATTTCTGAAAATAAAGTAAAATATATTTTTGATTTGGTATACAGATACATTGATACATTGATAGAAAACAAGCAAGTTCTTGAAGAAATTATGTTATTACAAAAAAATGTTTTTATAAATTATGACAACATAAAAGAATATCCAAAAACTATAGAGTTTAAATATGATTTCTTTGGAGAAAATTTAAATAAACCGACAAAATTACATTTTGATTTTCCAGAAGATAAAAACATGACAAAAGAAATGTTTTTAGAAAACATTTATTTTAGAAGAAGAAGAAATTTCGGTAAAGCAGTCATTTCACAATAGTTTTTCATTGACACGTAACTTTTAATATATTATATTAGTAAATAGTGTAGGGAGTGAATAACAATGGCAAAAAAACCAGACCTATACCCAATGAATAACACTGTTGATGAAACAGTCAAAGAATACACCGACGACCCTAAAAAACAAAAAGTTAAAAAACAGAAAATAAAGCGCAGTACTATTAAGAAACTGCGCAAGGAAGCAAAAGATATCAAAAAGGATTACACATGAAAATTCTGAAAACTTTTCGCAATGACACAAAAACCGCAAACATTGGATTACAAGGCGAAACTCTTGTGGTAGAATTCTATGAAAACCAGAGACGTGTCGGTGAAATTGAATACCCAAACAACAGTTATGCGTATGTAGAAGATGCCGCAGAGAACTGGATTCTTGGGGTAATGACGCACGAAACTATAAAAAATTATCAAAAAACGGCAGCATAACACTTGACAAGTAAGGCGTTTTACCTTATATTATAAAGGTAAGCGAGAGAAAAGGAATCAAGATGTTCAAAGTAACCTACTCCTTCTATGGCAAGTATCACCACGAAAAAGTGTTTGAAACTTACAAGCAAGCAAAAGGTTTCTTCTATGCTATGTCAAAAAAGCGTGGTGTGACCAAAGCAGAACTCATTGTCTAATACTGGAGAACCCCATGACTGAATACACTTTCTCTACTGAAATCTTCTCCGACCTACACAAAGATGCGTATGGATTTCGTCCTCGTGGTCATCGTTTCTACGATGAAACTACAACAGACGTAGAACGCCAACAAATCTGGGATAACCTGTGTCAAGTTGTAGAAGATAACATTGCCGCTGAACGTGAACACGAAGCACGCGCGTTGCGTGACTTTGAAACACAAGTGACAAACACTATTGCTCTTGGTGCCGGTGACCGTGCTACTGCACTTCGTTGGATGACTTCTGGTGAAGACTTCTACAATGCACAGTGCGTTGAACACTGGGTATGGAATCAAGGAATTCTGTTTACCGACGAAGGTCGCCAACTTGTCAAAGACCTGATGAATATCGTAACATTCAAAGAGGCAGCATAATGTCCAAAAAAATCAAAACTACGTTTCCTATTGACCAAGTTATTCAACTTGCCATTGTAGTTGATAAACAGCAGGGGTTTGTTAAAAGTGGTTACGGTTATTATGACCACAAAAATGAAAAATCAATTTTTGACAATAAATCTGCAATTGTGAATATTCTTGTGGGCAATGATGAAATGCCAGAAATTTCACAAGAGGTAATACAACAGGCAGAAGAAATCAAAGAGACTATGCGCAATAATTTGATTGCGAAAAAATTGATGGGAACGCTCAACAATTTCGAAACTAGTGTTAGTGACATTCTTTCAAAAGATGAAGCAGATGGATTTGCGATTAGTATTATTGCTAGTCTTCCAAATAGTTTTCGTGTTCAAAAAAAGCGGGATGCGTTAGATGAATGGTTTGATGATATGCGCAACAAAAGTGAATTTGTTGGCAAAGTTGGCGATCGCTTGAAACTGGATGTATTAATCAAAGATGTAAAATATATCAACAAGTTTGGTATCCATTTGGTAACTTGCGTTACTGATGATGAAAATATTATCAAGTTCTTCTTTAATCGTGAACCTGATATTATTGGTCTCATTGAAGGTAAGCGGTTTGCCATGACAGGAAAAATCAAAACACTTGATGTGAGCAAATTCAGCAAGTGTAAAGAAAGTGTATTTAATTACGTAAAACTTGAAGAAAGTGCTTGACAAACGAATCGTTATTTGGTAGTGTATAAGAGTAGACAGAAACACATCAATGGAGTGAGAACCATGGAACAAGTTTTAGTTCGTAACGGAACATACGGCAAAATGCAAATCAATGATACGGTATTCAATTTGGTGAAAGGTTATACGGTCGGTAAAAAATCCAATTTCATCACTGTTGACGGAACTGCCCATGATGGGTTGCCTGACCGTCCAGTTCGTATCAATCTTGTGAGTAAAGAAGATATGGATACCAAAGTCATTAATGAAACCGACGAACAGGTAATGGAACGTTTGCGTGAACGTTTCGATATCCTAACAGATATGAGTTATGCTGCGTGTGATGGCGTGGTGCGTGGGATGGTTGTCACTGGTCCTCCGGGTGTTGGCAAATCCTACGGCGTTGAGCAAGTTGTTCGTGAAGCAGAAGTAATGAACAAAATGAGCGGCGGAACTGGTAACACTGGCATGAAATTCGGCATGGAAAAAGGTGCTGCGTCTGCCATTGGTCTCTTTAAACTGCTTTATGATTATAGTGGTCGTGGCAGTGTTCTAGTCCTTGATGACTGTGATAGTGTTCTTTATGATGAAACTTCACTCAACTTGCTCAAAGCAGCATTGGATAGTTCTCCAAAGCGTTACCTATCATGGCGCAGTGAAAGTTCTGTTCTTCGTCGGGAAGGTATTCCTGACCGCTTTGAATTCAAAGGTTCGATTATCTTTATCACGAACCTCAAGTTCGACAAGACACGTGGCAAGATGAAAGACCACCTTGATGCTATCATGTCACGGTGCCACTATCTTGACCTAACGCTTGATACAATGCGTGACAAATTCCTGCGTTGTAAGCAGATTGTCCAAGATGGTATGTTGGATGAATATGAGTTTAGTCAAGAAGAGCAATATGATTTGCTTGATTATATTTCGGATAACCGTAGCAAACTTCGTGAGATGAGTTTGCGTATGGTTCTAAAGATTGCCGATCTGAAAAAGATGAATGGCAATAAGTGGAAGCGTTATGTAGAAATGACCTGCATGAAACGTTCCTAATAAACTGCCCTGTTAGTGGACCTCCTCTGTCTGCGTCACTCTCACTCACACTAACAGGAAACTCAGGGACAAGTAAGACATCTTACTTGTCCCTTTTTTATATAAGTATTGACAAAATCAAACCTTAATAGTATAGTAAAAGAATGAAATGTAAACTAATCTTAAAAGATGAAGTTAATTGTAAGGTCGAAGGTCTTCAACTAACAACTCGCCGCAAGTGTGAAAAGAAACTAAAGTTCTTTTTGCCACATGCTTATCATGTTCCTGCTTACAAACTAGGACGATGGGATGGATGTGTCGGTTTCTTTACGGTTGGTGGAAACACATTTGTGAATGCTCTGCCTCATATTTTTGATATTATTACTGAAGATGGATATGAAATCGAAGTAGTAGATAACAGAAACAATTGGAAACTGGATTTTTCTCAAATCACACAAGACCATTTTGCTGACCGTGTTTGGCCTAAGGGACATCCAGTGGAAGGTGAACCTGTTATGTTGCGTGACTATCAAGTTGAAATTATTAATAAGTTTTTAGAAAATCCACAAAGCATCCAAGAGATTGCCACAGGTGCGGGTAAGACACTCATGACTGCGGCACTTAGCAATCTAATCGAACCCTATGGACGCAGTATTGTTATTGTTCCAAACAAAGATTTGGTTACACAAACTGAAGCAGACTACATTAACTTGGGGTTAGATGTAGGTGTATACTTTGGAGACCGAAAAGAGTTTGGCAAAACACACACCATTTGTACTTGGCAAAGTTTGAACATTATGGAAAAAAGGTTCCGTGATGGTGAAAGCGAATTGAGTTTGGATGATTTTGCCGAGGATGTGGTGTGTGTAATGATTGACGAAGTACATCAGGCAAAAGCAGATGTTCTTAAAAAACTGCTAACGGGAAGTTTTCGTAATGTTCCCATTCGATGGGGATTGACAGGAACAATTCCAAAAGCAGACCATGAGCGACTAAGTTTAGAAGTTAGTATTGGCGAAGTTGTTCATCAATTGGCAGCAAGTGAACTACAAGACCAAGGTGTTCTTGCACAGTGTGATGTGAATATTATTCAGTTACAAGATAATGTAAGTTATGGAAACTATCAAAGCGAACTAACATACTTGACAACCGACAAGAATAGACTAGACTACATGGCAGAGTTCATCAGTGACCTTGCGGAAAATGGAAATACACTTGTACTAGTTGACCGTATTAAAGCAGGGGAAGGATTAGTAGAACGTTTGGGTGATGAAACAGTATTCATCAGTGGTAGTATGAAAAGCAAAGACAGAAAGGAAGAATATGATGAAGTTTCTAGTGCTGATGGTAAAATTATCATCGCAACTTATGGGGTTGCTGCGGTGGGAATTAACATACCTCGCATTTTTAACCTTGTGCTTATTGAGCCTGGGAAAAGTTTTGTAAGGGTAATCCAAAGTATTGGTCGTGGTATTCGCAAAGCAAAAGACAAAGACCATGTTCAGATTTATGATATCACAAGTAGTGCTAAGTTCAGTAAACGACATTTGACTGAACGTAAACGATATTATAAAGAAGCAAACTATCCACATCGGGTAGAGAAAGTAAATTTTAAATGACCAAAGTATTAACAGTAGAAAATGAAAGTTATGATTTAGATTTTGTTCCAGAAGAAATAGACGATATACGTTATTGTGTATTGGATTATAGTGACCGTGAAAATGCGGATTATATTTTTGTGCCACTTGTGTTTTTGGAAAGTCACAACCATCCTGCTGCAGTGTTAAAGATTGGAGAATACACGACACGTATTCCATTAGACTGGAGCATGGTGGTTTGTGATCCAAGTTGTGGTGAACCAGAAGTTCTTCCTGTTACTAGTTTAAATGACCGTGGGTTCAAAGGATTTGTTTTTAATCCAATAACAGGGTTTATGCCAAATTTTATAGAAGTAGAAATAATCAATATCTATCAAGATGTGAAATGGTATTTTCCTAAATTAAAACATGGGCATATTTTGACAGTAGCACTAGAAGAAGGCGATAACCCACAGTGTGCGTTTTTTGTCAAAGAAACAAGTAAAATACCAGATGTTCTAAGTACAGAGGATTTGTGGTGACTAAACTAAACATCAAAGAAGAAATGCGTGTTATTGATACACGTGACCGTGGATGGTGGGATACATTAACTGAAGAAGAAACGGAAAAGTTCAGTAAAGCAATGTGGACTCAAATGCGT